AACCCCAGTATTTGTGCGCTACGATCCCGAGCCCATACCCGGCTGCTCCGGCGAAGGGAGCGCCGAGGGGCGGCCAGATGGCATGGCCGATGGCGTAGGCGAGGTAGGTGGCAACGACGCTGCCGGCGACGATGCCGACGCGGCGGTAGGTGTACGACTCTTCCATGTAGCCTCCTAGCGGTTGTTGCCGTGATGCTGGCGGTGACAACTTGAGCACAGCAGCTCCACGTCTGCAGTCGGGTATCGCCCCGCCAGCAGGTCGAGGTAGACGCCAGTATACCCGCTGCGCCGCTCATGTTCGGGCCCGTCGCCGTTGATGTGGTGCACCTCCAAGCGCGCGGCACTTTTTCGACCGTTGCAGCGCATACAGCGACCACCCAGGAGTTGAATAACGGTCGCGCGAACTAGCTCGCGCATCTCTTTCCACTCCCGGAGGTGCCTTTCACGGTGACGTGCATGGGAAGCGAGCGCCCGTGCCCTAGCTTGCTGGCGATGCGCCGCCGCGTAGCGCCGATCAGCTACTCGGCGCCGCTCACGGTGCTCCGCTAGGGGTATCATGGCGTCCCCTTCGGCAGAGATGTGGGATAGCCGGGCCGGTAAGCCGCGTCCTCGACGTCGATCGGCCGGTGTAGTAGCCAGCCCACGAGGCGACGACCGAGACGGCGGAGCCGCGAAGACCACCGGCTGCGCATCCGCTTGCCCACCTCGAGCCGCGAGATGAACTCCCACAGCTCCCGCCGGGTGACGAGGCGGCCAGGTTCTTTCAGCCACTCGCCGATGTCGAAATGGACGCCGCCCGGATGCTGGGTCCGTTCGTGGTACTGCTTGCGCACGCGGTTCATCGACCGGGCCTTAGCCATCAGTCAAACTCATCGAACGTGTGCTCCGCGGGATTGTGGGCCCGATGATCTGCCCGACGACGGTACAGCTTTTCGTGTTCGTTCGCCAGCGCCTCCCCACTCCAGGCGTTGAAGGTCCCGTGGTCCGGCTCCGCGCGACGCAGCGGCCGGTGCGAACAGGCGTAGCGCACCTGGTCGTAATCGTCGTCGGCGCCATCGGGGTCGTCGCCATCGCGCGGCTTCAGCACGTCTTCGGGATCGCGGTCGCTCGTGACGCAGCCCTCGAGATGCGACAGCACTTCGCGATTGACCGGGGTGTCGAACCACACGATGTCCGCCTCGTCGTAGGGCGGTTCCCCTTCCAGGCGCGCGCGCACCTGGCGGCAGCCGTTCACGCGCCGGATGTCGGCCTCGATGAGATAGAGGCCATGCGCCATGAAGATGTCGGCGACGCTCGGGCCCGGGACCGCGACGTGCGCACGTTCGAGCGCGAAGCAGTCGTGGCCGGCGACGACGACGGAGACCGGCCGGCCGGCGATGAACTCTTGGCATTCAGCGGCGATCGCGTGGTCGGGCATGTGATTGCCGCGCTTGGTGCCGACGCAGAACATGCGGCCGTCCTCGCTCACCGCGTACAGCCCAAAGCTCCACCAATGCTGGAAGCCCCAGTCAAAGCTGCCGAAGTAGGTCCAGTATTCGGGGACGGGGAAAGCGGGGATGACGTGCCGCTTCCAGTTGATCTGTGGGAACGCGCTACCCGCGCCCGCCGTCCAGTCGCCGTCGCGCTGCCAGCTCCGCCAGGGCTCGGGCAGGCGATCGAGCCGCTTCTTGTAGCCCGGGTCGCGCTGCACGAGTTCCTGGTTGTCCTTGAGGAACATCTGTACGAAGGCGTAGTCCTCGGGCATCTCGCCCTGGTCTTCGCGGTAGCGCCGCTCAATGAAGAGCCGCTTGTAGCGGCGGTGGCCGCGGTTGCCGGGGTTCGAGGGATGGAGGCAGAAGGGCCGCGAGCCCTTGACGGTGGCGCGCAGGCGGTTGCCCGACAGGTAGTCGACCTGGAAATCGGAGTAGGTGGTGTCTTCCTCGAAGACCATCACGTCGTATTCGGCGCCGAGGTAGGTGAAGACGTCCTGGTCGTTGCGCAAGAATCCGAAGTAAGTCTTCGAGCCGTTCTCCCAGTTGATGACCATGTCTTCGCCGTTGTACTTGTAGAGCACCTCATCGCCGATGATCGACGGCACCTCCGCGAGGAACTTCAAGACGTGGTTCTGTTTGATCTCCTTCTCGGTCGAGCGGAAGATGATGCCGGTCGATCCGGGCCACGCGAGCGCGACGCCCGCCAACACCGTGCGCGACAGGTAGCTCTTGCCGCCGCCCGCTGCGCCGCCGCAGCCGATGTGCGTCGGATAACGCTCATGCTCCAGGAGATAAAGCGGGGTGAGGCAAAAGACCTCGTACTGTTTCGGTTGTAGCGAGTAGACGACGTGCCGGGATTCGTGGTGCCAGACGGCGGGGGTCTTGATGATCGGCGCGAGGACGGCGGTCATGGCCGCCGAGCCACACGGAGCCGCCAGCGACGCGCCACCTCGGCGAAGAACAGGCAGAGCTCGGGCTGGGGTGGAGGATAGTGCTGCCAGAAGATTTCTTGGGTGCGACGTGAGAGCATGTAAATACTCGCGTGGACGAGAGCGCCCTCCCCATTGCTTCGCTCCAGAAACTCGGTGAGTGTCATCGCTTCGGCGGCGCGCAGACCGTCACAGTGGGCGTCTTCACCCAGTCGGCCTTTGTAATTTCCACGGGACCACGCGCTGAGAAGAACTCGAGTTTACTGCTCCCCGGTAGAGGGAGGAAGCGCATGCAGCTATTCCACATCTCCTCGTAGTCGGCTGGCGAAACCGCGATCTGCTCAACCACCAACCGACTCATCGCGTACTCGTCGTCGCAGAGTCTGTGAAGCTCTTCCTCGTTAACGCTCACAGCGGCGTGGTCGCCTCGGGATCGAATCCCTCGCCGGGGTTCTGGTGCGGCCGGGTCGCGAAGACGAGGACGACGTTCCCGCTGCCCGCGTTGTCCACTCCGCCCGCCAGCCGAACGTAGACATCGCAGTCGATCGGCGCGTCGCGGACCAGCGCCAGCGCGGCGTCAGTGGACGTCTTGATGCTTTGACGAGCAGCCGGCGTGCGGGGGACCGCCTGGAGCCCAGCAATGACGTTGGCGAGCTGGCCGTCGATGGCGAAGCGGCGACCGGCAATCTTTTGGGACCAGGCCATACCACCCTCCTAGAGGTGAACGTCACCGTTCGTGATGAAGCCGTGGAACCCACAGCCCGGACCCTGCACGAGAATCGACGGCCGCAACGTCACGTCATCAAGGCTCGTCCCTGTCATTTCCCAGCGCGCGATGCCTTTGTACCACTCGGCCGGAATGGTCGGCGCCTCACGGGGATTCGAGAACCAGCAGAGGATGTAGTGTGCGCCGCGCACAAACCGCCGGCCGCCTTCCTCCCCCCGTTCCTTCCCCTCGGCGCATTTCGGGCACTGGAACATGATCCCCTGTGCGCCTGCGATCTCGTCCCGTCGGCGGAAGCCGCGCTCCGTGGCGTCACCACAGAACTCCGCATCCAAATCGCGCAGTCGCACCCATCGAAGCTACTCGGTGGGCTCGATGGTAATGGTCACGATCGTCCCGACCGCGATCTCGGCTGCGTCGTCCTTGCTCGCCGGGCCGCTCGCACTCCAGCCACCACTCTGCTCGACGCCCTGCAACTGCACTGTCACCTGCGTGTCGTTGACGAAGTGGTGGGCCTGCACGCGCGCCTTGATTTGCATGGTGGCTCCTAAAGTTTGTTTCCGTCGAGCTTGTGGTCGCCGCACCAATCTCGCTTAAAGACCGCCGGCCAGCCAGCGAGCGTCGGCGCGTGACGGCGACAGCGGCCGAGCGTCCCGGCCTTCAGGACGAAAAAGATGCAGGTCTGACAGCGCATCGACTCGCTGCGGTGACGCCAGAGATCGTCGGGGTCGGGTGCGAGAGCGGGAACGGGCTGCAACCCGTGCGACGGGTCGATCGACGCCGCATACACTCCGCCGAGGCGATTGCGGTTGCGCTTCTTCACACGAGCCCCTTCAGCGCGACGGCGGCGTTCGCCGTCTGCACCGATTCCCGCAGCAACCGAATCGCGGCCTGCTGATCGCCACAGACCGGCGTGCATTCGAGGATGACCTCGGCGAGCGCCCGGCCCGCCATGCGAATCTTCGCGTACTTGATCGTCTGGTCATCGTCAGGCGGATGATAGGTAAAGATGTCGTCGAGCTGCTCGCGCTTCACGGCCATTGTCAGACCACCTTTCGCCGTCGCATGTACTCGCGGTGCTGCTGCGCGTGACAGGCGGCGTGCATTGGGGAACGGTCATTCGGTGGAACGTACAGATCGTCCGGCGCTGCCCATACCTGACAGATCCAGCACTTTCGCCAGTCGGCGTGGCCGCAGGCCCGGAGGGCTGCTGTACGGCCTTCGATGAGTTTGTGGTAGGCGTCGTCGTGGCAGGCGATAAGGTTGCTATGGCTGTTGTCACCACGGTCCCCGTTCACATGATGCACTGGCGCGGACGCGCGGAGCGGATGTCCCAGCACCTCCTCAACGACCGCACGATGTTCATACTGGTAGCCCGTAGCACCACCCTTCGGATGTCCTAGGCGCCGCAGGCCAACGTAGCCACTGAGACGCACCCTACCACCCTTCCAGTGTCCGTTGTTGTCACCACGTCGCGAGGGCTGCATCAAAACAGCTTTAACTGATAGTCTTTGCGCGCGGGCGTGCCGGTCGCCGAGTGCGCGATCTTGCTCGCCTTCGGCCCCGCCTCACTGGCCGTCGCGGACAGCGCGGCCTTGAGCTTCGGTAGATTAATCGCACTCGGAATCTTCGGCGGCTGGAACCCGACCGTTGAGCGGCGCAGCGGCGATGGGAAGACCGACGCCACTATCCCACCCTCCGCTTGCCGAGATCGTAGACCACGACGAGGGACGCCGTTAGAAAACCCAGCCCGAAACCGCCCAAGGCGTATAGGAAGCGATCATCTCCACTGAAGTATCGCCCCAGCGCGACGCCCAGCATTACGCCGCCGACGGCGAGGACGAGCCGTCTCACGCGCCATGCTCCGGCCGGTAGGCGAACGCCCAGTGCCCCTGGCGCCAGACGAGTTCGTAGAAGTGCTTCGTCCCGGTCTCGCGATCGGTGTAGCGCGCCCAGCGGCGCTTGCCCAGCCCGACGAACTCGACGACGTGCCCATCGATCGGGCCGCCTTCGTACACCACCGGCACCCGTGCCACGACGGCGTTCACGACCGCAAGTCTCGCGCGAGCTGCATGCGCACGCGCTCCGCGTCGATCGCTGCCGTCAGCGCGCGGCGGAACTCCGGCCAGCTCTGTTCGCTGATCTCCGCGCTCGTCGCGGGCGACAGGAGGAGGTCCATCGGCACGGCCGCAGAGATGACCACACGGATCCCCGTCTCCAGCTCAGTGTGGGGTTCCATCGCCGCCCGGGGGTGGGGGGAGTGGAGCGCCGCTCGCATCGGTGACAAGGCCCTTCTCGACCAGGGCGTGCTGGATGTTGCGCCGGATGATGTACTCGAATGCCTGGCCCAGCCAGTCGTAGCAGAGGCCGGGGTTGTTCAACGGGCCCTTAACGTCAACGAAGCCATCATCCCGCGGCACGATCAGCATGTACGGGCGATCGCTGGGGACGGAGACGAGCGCGTCGGGCGCCTTCGGAGCGGTCATCGGCTCACCGGGATGAAGCCTTTCGCCTGCTCGGACTTGAAGATGACGTCGTCGTACATCAGCTCGAGGACGGCGCCAGGCGAGTCGTCGGCAAGGCTCGACGGCTGGTAGCCGAGGTACCCCTCCCAGCGCGACTCCAGGTCGGGGTGTCCTGGCACCGGCTTCCGGGCCGACCGCTCGCACGCCCGCGCAAAGGGTGTCAGGTCATCCAGCGGCAGGTGTCGCATGTGTGACCTAGTTTACTGGAGAGCCAGCAATGACGCAAGCAGCAG